TGGACTGGTCAGAAGAGAAACAGAAGGAGTTTATCATAAAAGATAACGTAGGCTTCGGAGAATGGGATTGGGACGACTTGGCAAATACTTGGGATGCTGAAGAGCTGAATCGCTGGGGCTTGGATGTTCCAAAGGATGAGGAAAAAGACGAAGCTTATACCACTAAAATTGAAAGCCCTATCTACGAGCCAAAAAACGAGCGACCAACAGAATCGGAACTATATCATACAAGGGTTTACGATAAACTCATTAAGGAAATTGATTCCTCAGACTTGGACAATCAATCAAAAGCTTTTTTACATTTAGCTGCTACTCGGCATATTGAATTTGACTATCGTAAAATCGCTGACTTTTATGCCCATTCAAGTAATGAGCTTCAGAATCTTATGGAGAACTCAGCTCTTGTGATAATCGACTATGATAAAGCGATTGAACTTGGTTTCGTTAAATTATTCCATGAGTTAGAAACACTTGCAGAATTAGATGAGTGATTTCGTTGTTTTCATATTAACTAACGGCAGACCAGATAACGTTCATACGGCAAGAAGCTTACGCAATCACGGCTATACTGGCAAGATAATAGTAGTTATTGAAGACGAGGATAAAACGGCAGAAGAGTATTTAGATAAATTTGAAGATGTTGAGATATTTAGCAAGAAGGATATTGCTCAAGAGTTTGACGAAGCTGATAATTTTGAGGACCGACGGGCAATTGTTTATGCTCGAAATGCTTGTTTTAAAATAGCTGAGAAGCTGGGATTTAAATACTTCATGCAGATGGACGATGATTACACTCGTTTTGAATATCGAGTCTATACCAACGAAAGACAGAAGCCGTCTTTTATTGCAAATTTAGATTCTGTATTTGCTGCTTTGCTCAACTTTTACCAAAGGAGTAATTTCTCAACTATTTCAATGGCTCAAGGAGGAGACTTTATTGGTGGTAAACATAATAGAATGGCAAGGCGACCGACCTTGTTTCGAAAGTGCATGAACTCATTTATATGCTCAACAGATAGACCATTCAAATTTATAGGCAGAATTAACGAAGATGTAAATACATACGTAAACAAACAGAGTATTGGCTTGTTGATGGGTACTATACCATTCGTATCATTGGTTCAGAACCAAACGCAATCGAACAAGGGCGGAATGACAGAGATGTACTTGGATAGCGGAACATACATAAAATCGTTTTATACGGTTATGTTTAGTCCTTCAAGTGTTTACATCAAACCAATGGGAGACAAGCATCTACGGCTACATCATCACGTTAAGTGGAATAATGCAGTCCCAAAGTTGATTGCTGAAAAACACAAGAAAACAGAGAGGTAACAATGGAAAAGGACGATAATTTGAAGCCGTTTAAGAAAGGGCAATCAGGTAACCCAAAAGGACGACCTAAAAAGATAGAGACTATACTAAAGGAGCACTTCCTTGAGGAGCATAATCTCAAGCTCTCCAAGTCTCAGACTCAGGATATCATTAAGAATATCTTAGGCAAGACCCGTAGCGAGTTAGTAGAATTGGCTAAGAATGACGAACTTCCCTTTTGGATTGCTCTGATAGCTAACAAAGCTCAACGAGACTTCAAAAAGGGTTCTATCCATATCCTTGATGTATTGTTCGATAGGGTATATGGAAAGCCTAAGGAGGAGATGGAGCAAACCATTAATGAGGGAGCACCTACCGAGTTCAGAATCACTATAAATGACCCAGCGAAAAACGATTGACCTTGAATGTACTCGAGTATTCAGCCAAGTATGGAACGGGCTTAATGATAACCGAATCAGGGGAGTTGTCTGTGAGGGTGGCTCACGTTCGTCAAAGACATGGAGTATATGTCAGGCGTTGCTCACGCTCGGACATAGAGATAAGGCAAGGATTGTTATCACACGCTTCCGTAGGACGTGGATTAAGCCGACCGTACTCGATACCTTTATCAAGGTCTGTAAATCGCTTGACCTATGGGATGAGGAAAGGTTCAATAAGACTGAGCTGATATATTCCTTGAATGGAGCTACCTACGAGTTCTATGGGCTTGATGATAGTCAGAAATTACATGGAATTGAATGTGATTATTTTTGGTTGAATGAGGCTATCGAAACGAGTAAAGACGATTTCGACCAGCTGGAGCAAAGATGCTTAGGTAAGTTCTTATTAGATTATAACCCGAGCACAGACGAGCATTGGATATATGATTCAGTCCTCAAGAGAGAGGATGTAAGATACGTTCACTCTACCCAGCTGGATAACCCTTACCTACCTCTATCGATAAGAGATAAGATACTCAGCTATGAACCCATTGAGGAGAACATCAGGCTTGGTACTGCTGACGATTATAAATGGAAAGTATATGGTCTCGGAAAGCGTTCGAGAAGAGAGGGCGCAATATATACATGGTGGGAGGAAACGGCTGAGTTCCCTACGGCTGGGAAATGGATTTGCTACGGACTCGATTGGGGCTTTACCCATGACCCTACTGCTCTCGTGGAGGTTATCTATCAGGAGGGTAAGCTATGGGTCAGAGAGCTCATCTATCAAACGGGGCTAACCAATTCAGATATAGCAGAAAGATGTGGGCTCGATAGACACTCTGAAATCATAGCAGACTCAGCTGAGCCTAAGTCAATAGAGGAGATGAGGAGGAGAGGCTTCCGAATAAGAGGAGTCAAGAAAGGAACGGATTCAGTAAGGTCAGGTATCGACAAGCTCAAGAGCGTTCAGATAATGGTACATCAAGACTCCATGAATATCATCAAGGAGCTAAAGGCTTATAGCTGGAAGAGAGACCATAGAACTAACGAATCAATTAATGTACCTGAGGATGCTAACAATCATGCGCTCGATGCCTTGCGCTACGTGGCTATGGAGAAGCTCAACTTCGGGACTGGTAAATATGCTATGCGATGAAATTTCTGAGAAAGACAAAGTATTACGATGGGGTAGTTCATGAGTGGAATCTCCCGAGTGGATTCAGTTGCCCGTTTGCGCTGGAGTGTTTAGTCAAGGTTGATAGACATACGGGGAAGTTCGATAATAAGAGTAAAGCCTACCGATGCTACTCAGCTATGCAAGAGAGATTTCCAGCCGTTAGAGACCATCGCTGGAAGAACTTTGACTACGTTAGGAATGGAGGAATACCCGAGATTCCAATAAAGGCTCAGGCCGTCAGGATTCACATGAGTGGAGACTTTTATTCTCAGGCTTACTTTGATATGTGGCTGGCTATATGTAGAGATAATCCATCGGTTGAGTTTTGGGCATATACTAAGTCCCTCACGTATTGGGTTAAACGGATTGATGAGATACCATCCAACTTAGTCCTAACGGCAAGTAGAGGAGGTAGAAACGACCATCTGATTGATGAGCTTGATTTGAAGAATGTTGAGATAATCAAGACGGAGGCTGAGGCTAATGGAAGACCGATTGATACTTGTGATGACCAAGCAAGAAAAGCAAAGGTCAATTTTTGCTTATTGGATAACTTCGGATAGACTACAATTATTACGAATCACTACTTACTAATAAGATGCAGATACAACTACCTAAGGATTGGAGTCAAGTAACGCTCAAGCAGTTTCAAGCTATTCAAGCATTGCTTGAAGATGAGGGAACGGTCTATACTAAGAATGCTGAGATAATATCAGTAGTTAGTGGTATGGATATGGAAGAGGTGGAGAAGCTCTCTCTCAAGAGCTATACGAAGGTCATGGAGGCTCTCAAGTTTATTACTGAGCCAATGGATAATACTCTGACTCGGAGGTTCAAATTGAACGGTAAGAAGTATAGAGTAGTCCATGATGTCTACGAGCTGAGTGGCGGTCAGTATATCACGCTCCAGCATCTTCTGAAGAACCCTGATAAGGTTATTGATAACCTACATCATATCATGGCGGTATTCGTCATCCCTTATGAGAAGAGATGGTACGGCTGGAAGAGAACAGAGTATGACTCTAATAAGCATAACGAGATAGCTGAGGAGATGCTTGAATGCCCTATTGATATCATTCATCCGTTATCAGGTTTTTTTTTACACAATTGGAAGAGGTTCGGAGAACGTATGTTGGAATCTTCGGTAAAGGAGACCAAGAAAGCAGAGAGGACTCTCATCCGAGAGATGAAACGTATCAAACCAAATACGGCTGGCTGGCTACCGTCAATTCCCTATCTAATAACGATGCTACGAAATGGAGTTATTTCTTCGACCTTGAGCTCAGAGAGTTCCTCAATCTCATCAGTTTTCAGAAAGCGAAACAAGCCTACGACCAACAACAACTAAAGAATGGCAGAGGTTAATCCATTAATCAAGACTCTCAGAGACTATCAGAGGCTCTATCTCTCAGAGATGGGCAAAGGGATTAAGAAGTATGATATCGTTGGTTCAGGGGCTCTCGGAGCAAGTCTGAAGATAGGTAAGCAGCCTCGAGTAAAGCTCTTCGGTAAGACCTATGTAATGAAGATTGAGGCAGAGCCTTATTGGGAGCAAATCAATTACGGGAGAGGAGAAACCAAGAAAGGAGAGGGTGGAGTGCTCAAGACTAAGCTGGAGGAATGGCTCAGGCTTCCGAATGTCAGGCAGAAAGTAACCTCAGGAGGTAAAGGTAAATACGAAGGAGGCTCAGATACGAAGTGGTCTGATGCTAAGTATAAGAGCGTGGCATGGGCTATGGCTCAGAAGATTCACAGAGAGGGATATAAAGCAAGACCATTCGTAACCGAAGCTCGAGATAAGTTAGATAATAAGATGTTCAAGGATATAGCAACGGCTACGGCTGAGATGGTAGAGCTCAAGCTCTCGGAAATTATCACTTTCATCAACGATAGTAAAAAGGATTAGATGGCAATATTTTTAACCCAAAACGGAGAGCCGTCCGAGTATGGCTTAGCATTCAACGATAATGCTTATGTTATCAAGAGCACTAACTATACTCCGACCCTCAGATTTCGGATAGCAATGATACCCGAGACTTATCCAGCTGAACCAGCTATTGCTCAGGTCAGAGTATATCCTACGAGAGCAGATGATGGAGGGGTGGTATATCTTGATAGAGCTTTCTTCGACCCATCTCGGTTTCTTCAAAGTAATGTCGAGGGTGAGGTAGATATCAAGGGAGCTGCTCACGCTGGATTCTTCAAGACTAATAAGATACATGAGGAGTATGCTCTTGTCATTCAAGAAGAGGATAAGGATGCTCAAGGCATCTATCAGGGAGGAGTAACTATTATCACTAAGGTTAAGTCTGTTTGGAACGGAGTCAGAGATGAGGATGCTTGGCTTGATTTCAACTACGAGAATTACATCATCAATACGAGCTCCACTACTAAGAAATTCCTGACTGATTCTCCGAGAACTATCAGTATTGACTCAGCTCAGAGCTACCATCTTTACTTCATAGCTAATCAGCGGTTTGGAGCTTATCAATATAATATCAAGGTCTATAACGGATACGATGCTTCAGGCTCTCTGATAGCTGATGCAGTAGTATCTAACGGGATAGCAACGGCTAACTCTTGGAGTGAGATATATCAGAGGATAGCAATAGGGACTCATGACATCATCAATACCGACCCGAGTATTTGGACTGATAGCTTATTCAGCTCGACTCCATCTACGGCTCTGAATGGAGCTCTATCTTATACCATACACTTAGAGGATAATACTAACGCTCAGACCAGCGAAAGGTTCACTTTTAATATTAATCCACCATGCTCTAAGTATGATGGCGTGAGGGTTCATTTCCTCAACCGACTGGGAGGTTATGATGCTTTCAATGCTTATCTGAAATCAATCAACGTAACGGATATCAAGAAGGACAAATACGACCAGCAGCATCACAATTGGAGTGGATGGGCTTACGACTATACTAAGAAATCAAGAGGCTCAACCGATTATAATGTAGGACTGAGGAAACGGGTAAAAATCAATACTGATTATCTGACTGATTCTGAGAGCGTATGGATGGAGGACTTAGCATCAAGTCCCAGCTTATACATTGAGGAGAATAACGAGCTCATAGCAGTTAACATAGATACCAAGAGGATAGTTCGTCAGACCTCTCTAAACGAGAAGCTCTGCCAATATACATTCGAGCTGATATACTCACTTAAAAATAGGAGACAACGTGGTTGAGGTTCGTATAGAGGGTAGGAGATTAGATGTATTTGAGGGATTCAATTTCTCACTTAATTATGGGATAGCAGATATCAGGAGTCCCGAGAAGAGGAGTACCGAATACTCTAAGACTATCAAGTGCCCAGCGACTCAGAATAACGATGAGCTTCTCGGACATATCTACGATATTAACATCTCAAATAACTACGATGCTAACAACGATAATATTAGTGTCAATTTTAACCCTAATAAAAAGGCTGAGGCAAGGGTCATAGCTGATGGAGTAGAGGTCATGGCTGGAGTTATGCAGCTACGTAAAATACTCAAGCAAGAGAACGCTTATACCTACGAGGTAGTATTCGTTGGGAAGCTCTTGAATATCTTCGCAGAGATTGGAGATAAGGAGCTCAACGGATTGGATGATAATGGGTTTCCTTATATCGACTTCTCAGACCTTGACCATGAATATAACTACGGAAGAATAACCTCCAGCTGGAGCAATACCTCAGGATACGTTTATCCTATGCTTGACTACGGAGTAGTTGAACCGTTTCAGTTGGCTGGTGTAGATGCTTGGAGGGTAGAGCAATTCCGACCAGCGGTATTCTTATACAATATCATTGACCGTATTTTCAGCTTTGCAGATTTCACTTATAGCAGTACCTTTCTTGACTCAGCGTTCTTCAAGAAACTTATAGTACCATGGACTAACGAGGGCTTCGTTATAACGGACTCAGAGATAGCAAGGAGAGCGACCTCAGCAAGCGTTCCGAGTCCTATTGATATGAACATAGAGTTCTACCCTAATTACCCGATAGGAGGTAATTTCACCGAGTCTTGGAGGGTAGACTTTGACCAGCTTGTAGACCCTTATGATAATTGGTCAGACTCATTAGACGAATATACTTCTCCGCAAGATGGATACTATATATTTATATCTCAGATAACTATTAAAAGTGAACGGCTTTCAAATCCTTTATTTCCATACTTTCAGCCACCGATAGTAAACTTAGCATGGGTGAATGTTAGGTTCAAGAGATGGGACTCAGGCTCAGGTCAGGTATCTATACTATCAGATTCTTATACTTGGATACAAGGTGATGGAACATATACCATCGGGGCAACCCATACTGATACGTTTGGGTATTCAACTCCATCTACCTACTTGAATACGGGAGATAAAGTATGGATGGAGTTCTATTCCTCATCCGCAAGTATGTCCATTGTTGCTCAGTTTCAATTCAACATTACGGGAGGAACATTTGAGGCTACTACTGATGGAGATGCAAGCCAGCAGATTATTCAAGGTCAGATTATACCGATGAATGCATTAGTTCCAACTATAAGCATGGAGGATATGCTTCTCTCAGTATTTAAGATGTTCAACTTATATATCGAGGTAGACCCTGAGAATGAACGCAATCTTCTCATCGAGACGAGAGATGATTTCTACGCAGCTGGAGGCTCTAAGGATTGGACATATAAGTTAGCAAGAGATAAGAATATCAGCCTCGAACCGTTAGGTGTATTAACGGATAAGCTCTATACCTATACATATCAATCTGATGAGGATTACGATAATGCCAAATACGAGAGCAAATACTCAAGGGTTTATGGTGATGCTCGTATCGAGATAGATAATGATTTCATCACATCAGATAGAGAGGTTGAGATTGAGTTCTCTCCTACGGTATTGCTTAATGATAGGGATAGCAATAGGATAGTTGGAAGAATCTATAACGAGGACTTAGAGGATGGTGTTCAACAGACAGAACATAACATTCGTCTGCTATATTGGGGAGGATTGATTCCCTCTGCTCCTTACTGGAAGTTCACATATCAACAAGCTCAAGGACAGAATCAGCAAGCGATAAATATGGTTGTGAATCATTATCAATATCCGTATGCTGGTCATTGGGATAACCCTCTGACTCCTACGCTGGATATCAATTTCGGAGTAACCCGAGAGCTGAGGTATCAGGCTAACGCTAATACGGGAACGCTTCAAATTACTAATGCGAACCTATTCAACCTTTATCATCGTAATTACTTCATTGAGATAACGGATAAGGATAGCAAGGTTATGACGGCTCACTTCTATCTCGAGCCTCAGGATATCAATACGCTGGACTTCAGAGACCAAATCATTATTGACAATTCGTATTGGAGGCTCAATAAAGTAATGAATTACAATCCATTTAAGGAGGGTCTAACGAAGGTTGAGCTGATTAAGATTAAAGAACCTATAACCTTTAGTAAAAAGGATTATACGCTCGGCAGAACGGCTAAGATAGAGGACTCACTCGGTAAGGTCAGAGCTCCAAACGTAAAGCAGCTTAAACGCTCGAATAATACCTTTCCTGATTTCGCTGGTTCAGTAAGAGGCAAGAATAATAGAGTCGGAGCTGGGTCATCAAAATTCGTAATTAACGGAGATAATAATTTTATCGGGAACGGCTCTACGAATATCAATATCTCAGGAGATAACAATGAGGTCAACGGAGGGCTTCACAATGTCCAGCTAATCAATACAAGCGGAGCAAAAGTATCTCAGAGCAATACGACATTCGTGAATGGAAAGGAGCAAGAGAACCGCGATACCTTAGAGGGAGGAGAGGACACCGTCAGAGCTCTCAACGGAGGGACTAATATCTTCGTGGTTGATGGAGGTAAGGATATCGTTCAGACACAATTTAGCGATAGTGCTATTTACATAATAGAAGG